CCCCGAGCCGGTCGTGCGGGCCGAGGCCAAGGAAGAGCCGAAAATTACTCAGGAGACTGAGCAAAAGAAGCCGATGGTGCCGAAGTCGCGCCTCGACGAGGTGTTGGCTAAGCAGAAGGCGCTGCAGAAGCAGCTCGATGATCTTATGGCAGCAAAAACCGCTGCTGAGACGGCCCCAGATAGCTTTGATTTCGCGGTCAAGGAGGTCGAATACCAGAACATGGTACTCGACGGGCAGCATGAAAAGGCTGCGGCGCTGCGTCAGGAGATCCGCCGGGCTGAACGCGCCCAGTTGGAGTTTGAGCTGACCCAGAAAATGGAGCAGAAGGTCACCCAGAGCCAGCAGATGTCGGCTCTGCAGCAGGCCGCGTCGGAGCTGGAGACGAATTTCCCGGTTTTCGACCGCAACAGCCCTGAGTTCAACGAGAAATACACGCAGGAAGTGATCGATCTGCGCGACGCATTTATCGTTAAGGGCGAAAACCCCGTCGCTGCGCTGTCAAAAGCGGCTAAGTTCGTCCTCCGTGAGTACGATCTGGTCGATATGAGCACCCAGGAAACCCCGTCTTTGGCGGCTCCTACCGCTACGAAGGCCGCTCCGGTCGACGAAGTGGCTAAAAAGCGTGCCGATATCGCTCGCAAGATGAAGGCCGCCGAGTCCCAGCCGCCTGATATGCCGGGTGAGAGCTCTGCCGCACGCGGTGAAAAGGCATTCGACGTTATGCAGCTGACGGAGGACGAGTTTAACGCCCTCCCGGCAGCGACCCTTAAGCGGCTGAGAGGCGATGTCGTCTAATGGCTACCCGAGACTCGCGTTTGGCCCGAGCTGGCGTCTCTGGCTACAACAAACCTAAGCGCACACCAAGCCATCCGACCAAGAGCCACGTGGTTGTGGCTAAGTCGGGCGAGCAAGTAAAGACTATTCGCTTCGGCCAGCAGGGCGTGAGCGGCTCCCCCCGTAAAAAGGGGGAGTCCGAAGCCTATCGCAACCGCCGCGAGTCTTTTAAAGCTCGCCACGCCGGTAATATCGCTAAGGGCAAGATGTCCGCAGCGTATTGGGCCGATAAGGTTAAGTGGTAATGGCTAAGGCTAAGTCAAAGGTCAACGCCGCCGGTAACTACACCAAGCCGACTATGCGTAAGCAGATGTTTAACAGCATAAAAGCTGGTGGAAAAGGCGGTAAACCAGGTCAATGGAGCGCCCGTAAAGCACAGATGCTTGCGGTCGAGTACAAAAAGTCAGGAGGAGGCTACAAGTAATGGCTAAGGACTGGATCAAAGACGCGATCAAGAAACCTGGTGCCCTGCGTAAGAGCATGGGGGTAAAGAAAGGCGAGAAGATTCCGGCTAAAGAGCTGAAAGCAGCAGCCAAGAAGTCAGGCAAGACCGGCCAGCGTGCCCGTTTGGCCATGACCCTTCGTAAGATGAAGAAGGATTAGTCCATGGGGTTAGCTAAGTCACAGAAGTCCCTTAAAAAGTGGACTAAGGAGGACTGGGGTACCCGTTCTGGCAAGAACAGTACCCAAGGCTCTAAAGCGACTGGCGAACGGTACCTGCCGAAGAAAGCCCGGCAGGCGCTGTCCCCGCAAGAGTATGCTGCTACCACCCGTAACAAGCGTCGTTCGCTTGCTAAGGGGGAGCAGTTTTCGAAGCAACCCAAGCGTATCGCCAAGAAGACGGCGCGATACCGTTAACCACAGGAGACGAGCGTATGAAGATGAAGAAAAAGGGCGAAAAAGGCCCGATGCACCGCATGCCGGATGGCACCATGATGCCGGGTAAGACCCACGGCGCTAAAAAGCCTGCTAAGAAGGCGGCCAAGAAGAAATATTCTTATTAAATAGTTGCGAACTTTCTACTCTGTTGTTAATCTACAACTGAACTCGTCCGTTGGAACGATATCCAGCCGTGTCGCACACGTTAAAAACGTGCTGATTTCGCCCCGCATAGGCGTTAAACGTGCCGAGGTCGCGCCTCGTTAATACGCGCTAAGTCGTGACCCCACGATACGGGGAAACGGTTTAGCCGCACCACAAGTCGGCTGTAGGCTGGTAATGCATGTGCATTACTAGATTTTGTAACGCAATTAAAGGAGAAGCCAAATGGCTCTTACTAACTTTGCGGCGCTGACTAGTGATCAACTCACGGCGTGGAGCCGTGATTTCTGGCGCGTCGCTCGCAATATGTCGTTTGTGAACCAGTTCGCTGGTTCGGGTTCCAATGCAATGATCCAGCGCGTGACCGAGCTGACGAAGTCAGACAAGGGCACGAAGGCTGTCATCACGTTGCTCGCCGATATGACCGGTGACGGCGTGACGGGCGACAGCACGCTTGAGGGTAATGAAGAGGCGCTCCGCGCTTACGACATCACCATCGAGCTCGATCAGCTGCGCTTTGCGAACCGCATTGCCGGTCGCCTCGCTGATCAGAAGTCGGTCGTCAACTTCCGTGAGACCAGCCGCGACGCCCTCGCCTACGCGATGGCTGACCGTATGGACCAGCTCGCGTTCTTGACGCTCGCCGGTGTTGCTTACACGCACAAGACGAGCGGTGGTCTTCGCAGCGTTTTGGCCTCTGGCCAGAACCTGTCGAACCTTGAGTTCGCCTCGGACGTGTCGGCTCCGACCGCTGCTCGTCACCGTCGCGTTTCGGGCAACGACATCGTCGCCGGTGATACGACCACGATCACGTCTGCTGACATCCTCAAGTATCGCCATATCGTGGCCCTCAAGGCCTACGCGAAGGACAACTACATCCGTGGTGTCCGTGGCGCTGGTAACGACGAGGTGTTCCACCTCTTCGTGACGCCGCAGCAGATGGCCGCCCTCAAGCTCGATTCGGACTTCCTTGCCAACGTGCGTAACGCTGGCATCCGTGGTCCGAGCAACCAGCTCTTCGCTGGTTCGAGCTCGTTGATGGTCGACGGCGTGATGGTGCACGAGTTCCGTCACGTGTTTAACACCGCGACTGCGACCACTGGCACCTCGGCTAACGCCGGTGCCGCTGGTTACAAGTGGGGTGCTAACGCCAACGTCGTTGGCGGTCGTGCGCTCTTCTGCGGTGCTCAGGCGCTCGCGATGGCTGACATCGGTCTGCCGGAAATCGTGGAAGACACCTTCGACTACCAGAATCAGTCTGGTATCTCGATCGGTAAGATCTTCGGTCTCCGCAAGCCGAAGTACCAGAGCGACTACAACGGGTCCGTTCAGGACTTCGGCGTGGTCTGCCTCGACACGGCCATCTAAGTCGTGAGGGGGCCCTCTCTTCGGAGGGGGTCCCCTACTCTTTAAGCCAGGAGGTTCCGTGAAGGTCATTGCAGACCAAGAGATTCGGGTAGCCACCCTTAGCGGTGCGTGTGTACTGTTTCTTCCGGGTGTCGAGCGCGAAGTGTCTGATGAGATCGGACTACTAGCCCTTCAGATGGGAGCAAAACAGACGGATGTGTTGAAGCTCCCCGAGCCGGTTGTGGCTAAGCCAGCACCGGCGAAGACTGTGACGGAACCTATCGCCAAGGCCGCTGAAGTCGAGGCTTTTGAAGAGTTCAAGTCTCTTGATGATGTTATTAACGGGATGGAAAAACTGGTACAGTTTGCTGATCCCGAAGATTTTAAGGCTGATGGGACGCCCAAAGCGTCGGCGGTTAACCGTGTTGTCGGGCGTACTGTTAGCACCGAGGACCGCGAAGCTGCTTGGGAGGCGTTCCTACACTCGTGAGGTAGACCATGGCTGTCACCGTACAAAGCGTTATTGATCGGGTTCAAAAGACCATTCAGGACACAACCGGTGTCCGTTGGCCTGTAGTGGATGAGCTCGTACTCTGGGTCAATGATGCCCAGCGAGAGATCGCCCTTCTTAAGCCAGATGCTTCTGCTAAGAACGTAACCGTCACTCTTGCTGTCGGTACGAAACAGGACATTCCCAGTGACGGTAACCGCCTACTTCGGGTGGTCCGTAACATGTCGGCAGCTTCCAGCGGTGTTGGTAAGCGTGCTGTTCGCATCGTGTCTCGCGAAGTTCTCGATGCCCAGACTCCTGACTGGCACGACCCGCTCGTTACGGGCGACGCCGCACATGTAGCTGTTGTAAAGCACTACATCTATGACGAGCAGAACCCGCGTAATTTCTACGTGTATCCAGGTGTAGCGGCAGCTGCCAGCTCGTTTGTCGAGATTATCTATTCAGCAAACCCCGTGACGGTGGCGCAGAACGGTAACTTGGATATCCCCGATATCTTTGCCAACGCAGTGATGAACTACGTTCTCTACATGGCCTACATGAAGGACGCGGATTACGCGGGTAACCAGCAGCGAGCGTCTTCTCATTTTCAGCTGTTTATGGCGTCAATTACTGGTAAGGCGCAGCTTGATGCTTTGACCTCGCCAAACTTTGACTCCAGTCGTCTTGCGATGGCGGCTCCGGCAGTAGCGGGGTAATTAAGCATGGCGCTCTATGAGTCGCTGCTTCCTGAGATCATCCCGATGGTACCGGGCTGTCCAGACACGCTGATCGAAAACAACATTCGAGCAGCCGTCATCGAGCTGTGCGAAAAGGCGGCTGTGCTTCAGGCCGAGCTTGATCCGATCACGACTGTCGCTGGTGTGTACGAGTATGACCTCGAACCACCGTCAGGCACGGTTGTGCATAAGATCATGTGGGTTGTGCACGATGGCAAGGACATTGAGCCGATTAGCACCAGTCTGTTAGAGCAGCGCAAGCAGAACTGGCGAGACGCCGACAATCGCGGCACGCCGGAATACTACGTAAAGACCAGCCAGTCTCTGTTCTGGATGGTGCCTGTACCAAACGTTACGAAAGCCTCCAGCACCATCGTGCGAGCGCAGTTGAAGCCTACGCAGACTTCGACTGCCGCTGACGATGAGCTGATGACTGAGTATCGCGATACAATCGTCAACGGCGCGTTGTTTCGATTGTTGCGTTTACCGAGCAAAGACTGGACTGATTTCGGCGGCGCACAGGTGTACTCGTCGCTGTTTAATGAAGGCATTACACAGGCTGATCGTCGCGCTAGGAACGCCGACGTTGGTATTGCTAGGAAGGTAGCGTATGGCGGGATCTACACTCCATTCTCACAACGGCGAAATCGTTACGGTCGCGGCGGTTGAGCCGTTCGTAGCCGACGTTCGTAGAGAGTGGGATTGGGTAAGACCGGGTATTGAAGAGATCTTACGTAACTCTAAGGCTCTTACGTATCGGGCGGAAGATGTGTACGCGGCGTGCGTTAGCCAGCAAGCCGTGCTTTGGGTGACTAGTGAAGGCTTCGTCGTTTCGACAACCGAGACTGACACCTTCACAGGTAAGAAGACGATGTTTCTTTGGCTCGCATGGGCTAAGGAAAAGGGGAATAGCTTGGTATCTAAGTATCAATCGTTCTTCGAGAGAGCGGCGCGCGAGGCGGGGTACAGCTACCTTGAAACTAGGTCGCCCTTCCTAGGCTTGATGCCGCACTTAACAGAGAACGGTTGGTCGATTGATACCGTGGTGTATACGAGGGAGCTATAGTGGCCAGCAAACCAAAAGCCTCTGATTACAAGGCAAGTGACGCAGAGAAAGCCTCTGCTTCGGTGGCTATGGCAGAGTATCAGTACTTCAAAGAGAAGTACGATCCGCTCCTGCAGCAGATGCGCGACAAGTCTTTGACCGAGGATGTCCAGTCGGGCCTTCGCGGTCGCGCCAATGCGGACGTTATGCAGGCGCTTTCTGCCCCTAGTTATGAGGCTGCGACCAGCTCAACTGCTGCTGGCGACACAGCTCAGGCGCTTACGGGCCAGCTTGGCGCTGCAAACGTAGCGGCGAAACAAGTTCAGAACACTATGCAGTCCAACGTGCTCGGCACTGCTCGTGGCCAGGCGGCTGACGCGCAAAGTGGAATGGCTCAGGCCAGCCGCCTTGCTACGTCGAGCGCGCTTGAAAGAGCCCGCGCAAATCAGATGGTTGCTCAGGCTAAGCAGGCGGCGGTTGCTCAGGTCGGCAGTACGCTTGTTGCACAAGGTCTAGATAACATGTCGACTTCCTCTGAAGCAGTAGACGCTGCAACTGGCCAACCTACACGTGGTAGTTTCTTTACTCCGGTCAATCGTAGCGGTGCTAAAGTTACTGGCGCAAGGAACCGACTTGGCTACTCGCAATTTTTTGGGGGCTAGGTAATGGTTACTCCTTCAATGACTTCTTTAAACCTAGAAGAAATGCTGCGCCTGCAACAGCAGATGCAGATTACTGGTGCTACCCAGAATAGTTTGTCTGGCGGTCGCACTAGCGTTGACGACTCTGATAGGGTGTACACTCAGAACCGCTCGTCTGCCGGTCTTACCGACGTAGCCGATCCTGAGAAAGCCTACGCTGATCTGACTCGTCGAGAGTACCTTGACTACATTCAAAACTATCGCGGTTTTGAAGAACAGCTGATTAACAAGGCTCAAACCGATCGCGCGTTGATTGATCAGGCCCGTAAAGACGTTGGTGTTGCTTCGGCTCTGACGCAAGGCGTCGCGTCCCGCAATGTTCAACGATACGGTGTAGCCCTAACCCCCGATCAGATACAGCAGCAGGGGTTGCGTTTGCAGCGAGCCAATACGCTCGGCGGTATTCAGGCGGTCAACGACGCTAAGATCGCCCAGCGCGAAGCCAATACGGCCTTGCTGTCTGACCTAATCAACATTGGTCAGGGCGTAAACCGCGCTTCGCAGCAACAACTTGGTTCAGCAGCAGCGGATGCAACCGCGCGTCGTAACGCCTACACTCAGGCCAAAGCGCAGTCGAAAGCAAATACTTACTCCACGATTGGCTCGCTGGCATCAGCTGCTATCTTGGCGTTCGCATTCTAGAGGTAAGTCATGGCACAAGATCTTGGTAGTGCGATCCTTGCTGGTATTCAAGGCGCTCAGGCTATGGGCCAGCAGCGAATTCGCAATCAATTAGCCCAGGATGAGTTAGCCCAAGGCGAACGTCGTATTGGCTTGCTTCAGCGTCAAGTCGCTGTTGACGAAGATACTAATCGTCGTGCTGTCGAAGAAGCCAATCGGCTTAACACAATTCGAGACAACGATAAGTTTGTCCAGGGCCTTAACGCTGCAGGGTTTCTTGCACCAAACATGCTGTCGATTGACGGCGATAAGCTTAGAAATGGCATCAACTCAGGCGATCGCACCGCGATTAGCATCGGCCTCGACCTGGTGAACAGGAGCGGCGAGCTGCCGAAGAACTCGCGTGCAGAGGCAATTCAGCCCCTGCCCGATGGCGGCTACGCCATCACTGTCCGCAACGAGGATGGATCGAGAGGCGTAGTTACTCGTGACGGCTCTAGCAATCCTGATTCTGAAGTCGTTAATTTTGATGCCCGTACTCTTGCTAACTTGGGCAACCTGTACTACCAGACCCAGGTAGTCTCTAACTCGTCGCTCATTAGCCCGACGATCTTCCGGGCGCAGGAAAGACGCGTGGATGCAGACGCGGCTCGTAATGAGCTGATCGATCGCATCGATCGCAAGAACACCATTCTTAATTCGTTGCCCGTTGCCGGTGGAGCACGTCGAGCCGCTGCTAGTGCGCTGGCGTCGGCTTCTACTCCTAATGAAGAGAATCAGATTCTCGACCGTCTAGAGGCTGATCTGGTTAACGCCGGTGCTATCCAACCCCGTAGTAATCAGGCTCCTGTTGTTTCTTCCGCACCGCGCACTGCCCCGTCGACCGGTCAGCCCCCACCGCCCCAATCGTCCGTCACCGAACGCGCGTACAGCCGAGTCAAGAGCGACGCCGCAGCTCTTGAAGCAGTCGGCAACGGCATGAATAAGAACGAGCTGACGAACCTGTACATGTACTCGCTCCGTCAGGGCGATTTGGACGCCGCATCGCGTCTTGAACCGTACTTGTCGCGTCGTCATGGTATGACGCAGCGGGAGATCGGCTCGCTTAGAAATCAGATGGCTAACGTTCGTCGTGCGACGGGCGAAACAGATACTTTGTTGTCAGACATCTCTGGCGCAGTTACAACGGCCGCCTCTAACGCGGCTACGGCCCTCGGCTTCGGTGAACGGGCGGCTAAAGACCGCTCCGACCGTCAGGCTGCTATTCTAAACGACATCCGTGGCACACCCTCGGCAACATCTTCTGCCGTCCCGGCCGTACGGAATAACAATCCTGGAAATTTAAGATTCGCTAACCAGCGCGGATCAACCGGCAAAGACGAAAATGGATTTGCTATTTTCCCGACGCGAGAGGCTGGGCTTGTCGCATTAGAAAAGCAAATCAGGCTAGACATTGGGAGAGGTGACACATTACAAAAATTCATCAGCGAATACGCACCAGCAGCGGATAAAAACGATCCAATTAAATATACTAATTTTGTTTCAAAAGCGACAGGTATACGGCCTGACGAAAAAATACCGGTATCAAAAATACCAGTATTGATGGCGGCTATAGTTCAGATGGAAGGCGGTGATAGCGCATCAAGTTATTTCGCCCTTAATAAGACTAATGGCGCTGCAATAACAATTCAGGACCGGGGGGTTCGCACTGAAGTCCGCGATATTTCTGCAGCGGTTTCTGGCCGCTCAAATAACGCGGTTGACCGCGATATTAACGCTGGCCGAATCACAGTGTCTCCGGCTGTTGCCACTGCTGTTTCAGAAAATCTACAGTCGCAGGGTATAAACGACGTTCGTGGCCTGTTGCGGTTGAATGATATAGACCGAGCTATGGCTCGCGCCGTGATCCTGGCAACTGAAAAGGATCCAACTATTCGCAAACAGATGTCGGAGGAGATGTCAAACATCTTTGAAACCGGCAGCGTCAGCATCAGCCGTCAACAGTCTGATGCCGCAGATATTCAGCGCGACCAAAATGATATTTCGCGGGGGCAACTGGCTATTAATCAGGCTACGGTAAACACACGTATAGCTGAACTGCGTCGAGACCTCTTTAACGATATTGACGAAAAACAGAGAAATGTAGTGGATTCGGGGGCACAGTTCATTGAATCCGCAAACAAGATCTTTTTTGGCGAAGACGGCAGCGAAAAGAACTTAAACAAGGCAACTGCTTCTCGATTTACAAACTCCATAATGGCTCCATTTTTGTATAGGGCTATTCAAGCCCCAACTAAAGCAGAAGGTCAGGCTGCGCTTACAGCTATGAGCCCAGCGCTTAGCACCACTGTGGCCGCACTGGCAGCCGAAGAGAAAGGTGGCTTTATTGAGACTCTCGTCAGCTTCTTCCGCGCTGATGCGGTGGACACTGTCTCGTCGACAGACTTCGACCTCGCCCGCGTGCGGGTTGAGAAAGATGGCAACGGCCGCCCAACACGTTTCTATTACACTAACGAACGCGGTGCCCCTGTAGACGAAGCCGTAGACGCTAAGGATCTTCAGAATCTCAATGGCCAGGTATACAAACTCGTTCTGGATGCAGCTAATTACAATTCACGGGGCAGGTAATTCGTGGCACAAGATCGCTTTCAGGCCTTCTTCCAGCTCGCGGACCCGCGTAGAAGTGTCTCTGAAGTTTTAGATACCGAAGACCCCGCTACCCCCCGGCCGGACAGCATGGAAGTCCTGCGGGGGCAGCGCCAGGTCGCAACCCCCGTTCCGGCTACAACTGGTGACGTATTTCGTGCGGGGATACAGACCGGCGCTGAATCGCTCGGCGCGGATATTGAATACTTTCGTGCGCTGTTTAACACCGTTACCGGTGATAGAGACGAAGCAGCAAACAACATCGCTAGCGCGCGTATGCGCGAAGAGTTTGCTTCCGTCCCGCTTGACGGCGTGGAGACTTTTGAAGAGTTTTTGTCTGAACCGACTTTTGGCGGATTCATAACTCAAGCTGCTAAGGGGACAGGACAAGTCCTGCCCTCCGCAGCTCTGTCTATTGCTAGCGCTGGTACAGGCGCTATCGCAGGCGTAGTAGGTCGCGGCGTACTAAACCAGGTAAACCGCCAGGCGGCCAAGCGTATTATTAAGGACTCGGTTGATCGTACTGTTCAGGGTGTCGCCGACCCCGCCGAGCAGCAGATCGCTGAGCTGGCCTACGGCTCGCTTCGTCAAGCGGCTACGCGTGGCGCAATCGGTGGTGGTTTTGCTGCTGAGTTTGCGCCTTTGTCGGGCAGCAACCTGTCGGAAGCCTTGGAGTCCGGCCAGCCTCTTGATAGAGATACAGCATTTCGTGCTGCTGCTGTCGCTGTCCCACAAGCCGCTATCGGCGTGGGCAGCGAGTACGCCTTGCTCAAACTGATCGGTGAGCAGGCTACAAAGCGTGCTGCCGTAGAAGGCGGGATCTTTGCTAACTTCGCCAAGCGCATCGGAACTGGTGCCTTGCAGGGCGGCGCTATCGAAGCGACGACTGAACTGGCGCAGGAAGGCATCGCGGTTGCTAACCGTGCTGATCTTGACCCGCTGTTCACAGCCGAAGACGCCAAGATGCGTTTGGCCGAATCAGCCTTTGCTGGCTTCTTTGGCGGTGCTGCTCCCGGCGCAGCTGGCGGTGTCCTTGGCGCTACAGGCGACGCTATCGCGCGTACTCCGCAAGGTGCTCGCGACGCAGCCGGTAACGTTGTAGATAAAGCCGCTAGCATCTTCGATCGCGCCCGTCGCATGCTGGACACCGCCCGTGAGCAACGGGTCAATGACCAGGTCAACCGAGAACAATTCGGTGACATCTTCTCTGGTGGCACGACTCCTGAGCCAGAGCGCGATATCGACGCACAGCTTCGGGCGATGCTTGACCCTACTAGCGGCAAGCAGGCCGTGTGGGTTGCCGGTGAGGCTACTAAGATCAAAGCCCGCGCCAATAAGATTTCTGAGATCGTTATAGACGGAAACGAGGCGTTTGCTTCGTTCATTCCTGGCCGGGGCACGATCGTATCCACCAACCGCAATCTGGTCGAGGAAGTCGTAGCCGCTGGCGCGTCCGACAAAGCTCTCCAGGTTGCTCTCGGCTACAGTGCAGTAAAGAACTCTGCTAATCCGGGTGACCTAGTCGTTCAGGTGTTCGACAGGGAAGGCCGTGTTGTATCCGAAGAGGCCACAACACAAGACAACTTGCCTGCGGCTTTTCAGGCAGCTGGCAAGCTCATGCCAGAGGGCGGTCGTGTCGAGCAGACCACTGTCGAGAAGGCACTCGAAGATCGCAAGCGCCGCTTTGAGTCAGAGCAGCGCGTTGAAATCCGCGAGATGAATGTTGAAGACGATCAGGATGGGACTGAAGACCAGACTGACGTAGATACCTTTGCTCAGGGAACCCAGACCGTAGAAGGGCAGCGTACGATTGTTCGTGCATACGGCCGTAAGGCTGATCCGACTCGTACGTTTGATAATACGGCCCAGGCTCGCGCTAATTTCGATAGCGTGTTTGGTGAGACAAACTGGAACGACCGTCGCTTTGGGGCGATGACTGAGGCCATGTTGAACGCAGCCGCTAACGAGCAGCGTTCAAACCCTGACTCGGCTGTATCTATTGAGGATACTCCTGACGGTGGCTTCCAAGTCGTACGAGAAGATTTTGGTGACCTGTTTCGAGCCATCGATACTTCTGGCAACGAAGTACGTCTCAACCTTGGAGCGTTCCTGCAGTCGGCCATTCAACGTGCACGGCGGAGTAAGTATGCTCGTAACTCTCGTGTTGTGGTTGTTGGCCCGGACGGTAAGAAATCAGCCGTTAACCTTGTTGATCTGACCGCTGCTGGCCAGCGTCTAATCGAGGGCCGTGAAGGCGCAGGCTTTCAGTTACGCCAAGCCCCGCGTACTGGCGCTACCTTCATGGCTCCAGCGGCCGCTGCTAGAGCAGGACTTTTGGAGATTCTTGGCGATATGGCTGTCGAGGGCTACGACGTCCAGATCGACGGGCAGTCCATCCTTCGAAACCAGAATCGTATCCCAAAGCAACTTGGCAACGTCACGGCAGCGGTAGTAGGTACTAGCCGCATCTCTCTGAACAATCTTCTGAACCCCGTCCAAGAGCCAGTTATGACGGCAGAAGAGCGCCAAGCTGCGCTTGCTGCTGAACCACTCGGCCCGCCGAGAGACGATGTTTCAGATGGCCGTACAGAAACAGAACGTATGATCGAGTCGAGCGTTACGGGCGGTGAGCTCCTAACGCCGATGAACATTGACACGCCGGTGTCGGCAATTGATCTCCGTCGCGGCGCAGCCCCTAGCACTTTACGCCCCACAGAAGAAACCCCGCTCTCACCGCGAGAGCAGGCGGTGGTGTCTGGCGCTGTAAACAGCATGGTGCAGGGTGTCATCCAGGACTTGCTGGCCGCCCTTAACTTTAAGAATCCGCCACGAATCTACACGTTTGCCCAGCTCGACGGCATGACCACGGAACAGCTCGCAGCCGAGTTCCAAGGCGCATTTGAGTCTGTGCAGATCAGCTTGAATAGCCTTCGTGAAAACCCAAGCAATTTCGGCAGGCACGTGTCTGGCCCTTACGGTAAGGTGATTATCTACCGCGAAACCCGCAACCCTTTACAGGATGCACTTGTAGTCGCGCACGAGATTGGCCATAGCTTGTACAAGGAAGAGCGCGATAAGGCTCTCCAAAACAAGGCGTTAAGAGATCGTCTTTTTAAGGCCTATAAAGCGTCCCCAACTTTTAAGGGCCTTAGCGAGCGGTATGGTTTTGATCGCGGTTTCGAAGAGTGGTTCTCTGACCAGGTAGCCCTGTGGGCGAATCAGCGGTATAAAAATAAGCAGCCACAGAAGCTTGGCGATCGATTCTTCCGGGACTTCGTAAACCGCCTCCGTGGTCTGTGGCGCGCTACCAGCGAGAGTTTTCGCAAGCGATTTTCGCAACGACTAAACGAAGACTTCGAAAAGTTTATGGACTCCGTGATTGAGTCCCGGCGTAATCAGGTCAATGAGAACGGGCTTAACTTCACCGAAAAAGCGTTCGTCTACGAACTCGATGAGATGACAATCCAAGGCGGGGGTCCGGCGCTTGCCGCACACTGGCAGTCGAAGATTTCGTCGCTTAAGCGCAACAAGTACGTCCAACCGATCCTCAAGTTCGTGATGACCGCAGACGGCATACTTCGTATGTACGGCGGCGATGAGCTTGCGGATATGTTCTACGTTCGCGCACAAGACCCGACCGGCAAGGGCCGACTTGGGTTTGTACCGCAGGCTGCACGCACGTTCGACGAGTACAAGAACCGTATCGAGAAAGAAATCGGCGCAATGAATGATCCGGCTCTTGACGCAGCGTTTGCTGAGGCTGAGTCTGATACGCCGACTTCTCAGCTTACCGGTAAAGCGCTGGCTATCCGTCAGTTCTTGGAAGAGTTCTACGCCGAGTATGTCTCGCCGTCTAAAACTAAGATCGGCTTCCAGCAGAACTACTTCCCCCGTGTTCTCGATCTTATTGCTATCGCAAACGATCCACAGGCGTTTGTTGATCTGATCGTTCGCTCTGATCCCAGCGCCAACCCGCAGACAATTCGCAGACGAGTGGAGAAACTCGTCGACTTGCAGCAGGCCATTGTTAATGGCGACAACGTCGAAGGCAATCCGCTCGATCCGAACGCTAGCGTTAACGAGGCTCTTAAACTCACCGCCAACGTGTCCCGTAACGATCTTCGCGCGTTTCTCGTACCGCCGAAAGAAGCCTTCTCGCGGTATATCCGAAGCGTCGTTAAGCGCGTTGAGTTTGACCGCGCCACTAAGGACGATGAGGGTAACGATCTACTTAGGCCGCTGCTCGATAGACTTAACCCAGAGGACCGCGAAGCGGCCATGGGCGTTATCAACACTTACATGGGCTACCGCGCCCCGCTCAGTCCGTTCTGGCGCAAGCTGAACAGCTGGGGGCAGTTCCTTCAGTTCGTCACGATTCTTCCGTTTGCTGCTATCTCGTCTGTAACGGACTTGGCTGGCCCAGTCATCGCCTCGAAAGAGTTCGGGGCGCTGACAACTGGCATGAAAGAAGTCATTGCGACGATTAAAAATCGCGATGAGGCCATGCAACTAGCCCGTGACATCGGCGTGGTTACGCCAGAAGCCGTAGCTAACTCTTGGATCACTGAAGCTGACGCCGATTACATGGACCCTATGGCGCGTAAGGCGTCTGACTGGTGGTTCAACATTACTGGTCTTAACTGGTTCACCCGGTTTACCCGTGAGTTTGCGGCTGGCATGGGCGTACAGTTCATCACCAAGCACGCACGCAACGAGTTCAATAACCCGCGAGCAGATCGTTACCTCAGCGAACTTGGCCTGACACGCCAGGAAGTGCTGGATTGGATTGCTGGAGGCCGCAAGCTGACCACGCCAGAAGGTAAGAAGGTCGCTCAAGGTTTGCAGCGTTTTGTTGAATCCTCCACGCT